GCAATCAGTGCTTTAATAGTTGGTTGGACTGGACCTTTTAATGGTCCTCCTGAGAAAGTAAATGCAAAATCATTGCATGAAGTAAGTAAAAAATATGATCAAAAATTTAGAGACAATGAAGCTGGTTCAACTGGAATATCTTCACCTTTAGGTCTTGATCACGGTATACAACCACACTATTTAATATTACAAAATGGAAATTTACAAAGAGGTAGACCTATTGATATGAGACGTTTTGCAAAATATTCTAAAATATCGAGAACCGGATTAAAATTAACATTTATAGCAGGTCAAGATGCACCTATAAATGAAAAGCAGTTTGAAACTTTTGATGGATTTATTAGAAAATGGATTAATGTATTTCCGGGAGGAGAAGTGTTTGCAGATTATGAACTTGATCAAAACTATCAAGGTCCTGGGTTTGACGTAAAAGATAGAATAACATCAAAATATAAAAAAGAATTTTTAGTAGCAGATCCGTCTTCTTTAGAAGAGATGCCTTCAAAAGAAGAACAAAATTTGATAAGACCTAAAAATCCAGTAAGATCTGTAACAACAATATCAAAGCCTATAGATTTTGATAAAGCTAATGAAGATATTGTAGAAAAGCTCGAAAGCAAAGAGCTTCAACGAGATATTGAAACAGGCATAAATAGATTTGGTGCATCAATAGGTTCTTTAAATGGTGTTAGTGCCGATAAACTTGCTGCAAAGTTTGGAGCTAAAAATTTACCTAAAGGCAATTTAAAAGAACAATTAGATTCAAAAATATCTGAAGCTAGTAATACATTAGGATTAGAAAAAGGAACAATTGACAGCATAACTGAAAAATTAACAAAGAATAAAGCTTTAGATTTGAATTTAGCTAAACGACTATCTGAAAAAATAGTATTATAGGTGTAGTATGTCAGAAGAAAAATTAAATCAATATGTGGACAAATCTGAATTTGCATCTCGAAAAGATGTAGCTGACGGTAGAAACGATCCATCAGGCAGATATCCTAAAGCGGAATATGTAGGAGTCTCTTCAGTTAATAATATTGCAACTGGAGCTAGAACAAAAAATGTGTATTTAGGAGGTTCGGCACCCGGTGTTGATTTGGATTTATCTGATGAACCTGCTTCTAATTATACACAAAACCAAGTTAAAGAAACTGCAACTGGTCATATCATAGAGTATGATGATACCTATGGTAGAGAAAGAATTATGTTACGTCATCGCACTGGATCTGGTGTTGAAATGCGAGCTGACGGTAGCGTAATTTTAAGTTCAACTAAAAATTCTATAAAAGTAGTTGCAGCTGATGATAAAGTAGTAGTCGAAGGTGATGGCGAAATAGTTTACAATGGAAACTTAAAATTAAGAGTTCAAGGCGATTTTGATTTAGAAGTTGGTGGAAACTATAGCGTTAAAGTCGGAGGCGATGAAGATAAATTCGTAAAAGGTTCTTCAGAAAAACTTATCGTAGAAAATTATGAAAAGAGAATAATAGGAAATAGCGCTAATTTTATTGCAAAAGCATCTACAGAAACAATACTAGGTAATAAAAATCATATAGTCAAAGGCGATTTTGATAACACTGTAGAAGGAAATACAGAGTTTGCCGTTAAAGGTGAAATACTTATGACAAGTGCTGACGGTGTTGTTGTAACATCTCCTGATGTAAATATTTCTGCAAGTTCATTAGCCGTGATGGGTGATAGCGGAACAGTAGGCGGTGAAGAAATTGTAATGTATGGTAAAACTGCTCATATACCTAGAATTAATGCAACCGAAATGACTTCAACTACTTTTAGAGGAGATTTGGTTGGAACCGCAACTCAAGCAATTGATGCCAATCAATCAGCAAAGGCAGTAGTTGCAACTGGACTAGGTTCAGGTGCTGGTACTGGTGGACATAGCGCTACTGATACAACAGCAACAAATAAAAATACTCAACAACCTACAGCAACAACTATATCAGATTTAATTAATAACAGTAGTCTAGGTGTAAGAGTTGTAGAAGTTGACACTTTCGGTGATCTTAAAAATGCTGCAGATAGAACTGTAGATTATGGTGGAATATCTAAATTTGATTTAACAACTCAAGCCGCCAGATCAAGATTACGTGATCCTAATAATTTAAATAATGAAACATTTTTAGGTACGCTTATGTCAGATGGTACGATTGCAAAAACATACGCAAATAGCACTCCACCAAATTATGGAAGAATAGTTTCAGTAGATGAAATAGCAGTTAGAGGCGCAGAAAACATAGGTAAAAGAAGTGCACAAAATAGATTATTTTCAGCAACATAAGGTGATGACATGTCTAAACCAGTAATAACAACTGTAGTTCCAAATGCAATATATAATCCAGTTTTTCAACCTGAAATAACTGCAAAAACTAAATTAGGTCCTGGCATTCCAATGTCAAGTTTTTTCGGTTGGAGTGATGCTGTAACAATAAATCAAATAACTAAAAGAAGTGATAGGTTAACTTTAGCCAAGCAATATTATTTGCATGCTGAAGCTATGGCTACTGTAAATTCAACTATAGGTTCAAAACAATTTGAAGATTTTAGGTTAATTGTAAGTGAAGGATTTTATCAAGTAGGACCATCAGAAAATTTAGATGTAAGTGATGGAATATGCCATTTGAAAACAACTGGGCAAGCTGTAGTGTATGAACTAAGAAATACAAGAGGAGATATTGCTTTTAGTAAAACATTTGACTTAGCAGTTTACTGGGCAAATAATTTAGACTTTGAAAAGTTAATTTTAAATTATGACACATATAATCCAGATGGTTCATTACATGTAGATATTGTTTTAATAATGCCTGAAATTATTGCACCTTGGAGCGTAAGATATGAAAATATAGTAGAAACGAGATTCAATAACAATGTTCAAACAACTAATGAACTTATGGAAATTTTGATATAAATAGAAAAAAATAATTTAAAAGGAATTATAAATGCCGACTAGAGCCTTTGCAGTAGAAGATGGAAATATTGGTCTTACCACTATAAATACATCAAGAAGTAAATCATATAGTGATATAGACTTAACATTTACTGCCAAAGCTTCAGGTGATATTTTTAAAAAATCACATGCTGCAGCTGTAAAACAGGCTGTAAAAAACTTATTACTTACTAACTTTTCAGAAAAGCCATTTCTTCCTAACTTTGGTGGAGATTTAAATGCTATGCTTTTTAGATTAAGTACAGAGATTGATGATACAATGTTGGAAGATGATATTATTACTGCAATTCAAACATATGAACCAAGAGCAGAAGTTTTAAATGTCAACACTGTACTCAATCCAGACAATCATGAAGTAAGAGCAACTGTTACATTTAAAGTGATAAGTACACAAGAACAACAAAGCGTAGATATATCTTTAACGAGGTTAAGATAAATGGCAACAACTATAAGATCATCTGATTTAGACTTTGATACTATCAAGTCGAGATTAAAAGAATTTTTACAAAAAAAATCTGAATTTGCAGATTATGATTTTGAAGCATCAGGCTTAAGCAATATACTAGATGTTTTAGCGTACAATACTCATTTAAACGGATTAACCGCTAATTTTGCTCTTAATGAAAGTTTCTTAAACACTGCTCAACTTCGAAGTTCTCTTGTTTCACACGCTGAAGCTTTAGGATATAATCCAAAATCTTTCACATCAGCAGAAGCTAAATTAAATTTGTCTTACACAATAAATAATACTGATAGACCTACTACAATAACATTATTAAAGAACACACCGTTTACAACCTCAGTTGATGGTGTTTCATATACTTTCCAAACAAGATCAAATTTTACAGCAACGGATAACGGCAGTGGAGTTTATGAATTTGTAGATGATGCGGGTTCTCCTGATATATCAGTTTTTGAAGGAACAATTAAAACTAAAACATTTTTTGTAGGTGATGCAGCTGATTCACAAATATATGTTATACCAGACATTACTATTGACACTTCAACTATAGAAGTAAACGTTTTTGAAACTGCTACAAGCACAACTTCAGTTGATACATATACTAATATTAATAAAGCAGTAAGAATCACTTCAACTTCCACACACTATCAAATAAAAGAAGTACCAAATGGTTTTTATGAAGTTATATTTGGTGATGGATTTACAACAGGTAAAGCACCTGCAGCTGGCAGTAGAATTGAAATAAATTATCTTTCAACTAAAGGGCCGGTTGCAAATGATGCAGCTGCTTTTACAACTACAACACAGTTCAATAATACGGCACAATCTCCATCACAAACATATGATCTTTCAGTAACAACATCTTCTCGAGCAGCAGGCGGAGCTTTTAAAGAATCGATTGAATCTATAAGACAAAATGCTGGAATAGTGTTTTCTTCTCAAAGAAGGTTGGTTACAGCTGAAGATTACAGAGCTCAAATAAATGCAAATTATGGATCATTCTTAGATGATGTTATTGCTTTCGGCGGAGCCGACAATGATCCACCAAAATATGGATGTGTATATGTTGGACTTAAGTTTAAAGATAATATAACGACTGCCACACAAGAAACTGTAAAAAACGAAATAAGATCTGAACTTTCAGAAAATTTAGCAATTATGTCTATTGATATAATATATCAAGATCCAATAACATCTTTCTTAGAGTTAAATACTACTTTCAATTTTGATCCAGATCTAACTGATATTTCATTACAAGGTATGCAAACAAATGTGAGTAACAAAATAAATGAATTTTTTACTACGAATTTAAATAAGTTTGGCAAAGTTTTTAGAAGGTCATTGTTATTAACTCAGATAGATGATATTAGCACTTCAATATTAAACTCTAAAATGGAAGTAAAAGTTCAACAACGATTAGTTCCGTCGATAGGTTCAACGTTAAGTTATAAATTAAATTTCCCTACTATAATAGCTTCACCTGATGATGAAAATCATACTGTAACAAGTTCGAAATTTACTTTCAATGGTAGGCCATGTAATATTAAAAATTTATTAAAAACTAATACGTTACAAATATTGAATGATGCTGGTACAGTTGAAGCTGAAAATATTGGTTCATATACTGCAACAGCTGGAAGAATTGATTTAGTTGGATTTACTCCTACTGGAGTCGATGGCGACTCAATAAAGTTTTCAGTTACACCTGCAAATCAAAGTACAATTAGACCTTTACGTAATTTTATACTTGATATAGATAAAACAAGGTCACAAGCTCTCGGTGTAATTGATTTTCAAAACACCTTAACAACATTATAATAAAATGACAATAAATTATCATCATAATAGAAGACCGAAAAACTTCTTAGTTAGAAAAGTAAGAGAATCTCTTCCAGAATATTACACTTCTGAATTTCCAAAATTAGTATCTTTTCTAGAAAACTACTATGAATTTTTAGATGATTCGATAGGTGCAAGTTCTTTTGATGATAATGTAAGACAATTATTTGCGCAGAGAGACGTGCATGCCGCAGAAACACAATCTTTAAATTCTATCATATCTGAAATAACAGGTGGATTGCCTAATGGCGATAACTTTACAGATGCGAGATTTTACGCAACAAGATTAGCAGAACTGGCTAAAAACAAAGGAACAAGATTTGCAGCTGAAGAATTTTTTAGAGCTTTTTTTCAGCAAGAAGTTACTATAAGTTATCCTAAAGATGATATTTTTGTTATAGGCCCTGGACCATACCCTGGAGTGGCAGTTGATTCAAGTGATGCAAGTGTATCTTTAATTGGCGTTGATGGAGGTAAAGTTTTACAAAATTATAGATTATATCAAATATATTCTATATTAATTAAGTCTGGTTTATCCGTAGACACTTGGAGAGAATTATATAAGAAATTTGTTCACCCTGCAGGTTGGTATTTTCAAGGTGAAGTTGAAATTGTAGGTGAAGGTAACTTAGCACTTAACTTCACTGATTTACCGGGTGAACAAGATTCAGTAAGCACTCCTGTTATTGGTGAAGCATTACTATCTCCTGTTGCACCATTTGTTCAAATGACTGCATTGTTCGATAGTGGTGCAAGATCGTATAGAGCATCTTTAGACGACTTGGTTAGTAAATATCAAGACTTTAGAGTTTTTGAACTTAACAATATATATGGTACTGTTGACAAAGTTATAACTCCTAACTCATTTACTTTTGATAATAACAGAAGAAGAAGAGTATTTGACATAGCATCTGACGAAATTAATTTTTCAGCTACAAATGGTTTTGATAGAAATAATCCTACACTAAGATTAGTAGGTACAATTTCTGAATGGAATAACCATAAAGGCACAGCTGATAGTAATTTTGGTGCATATTCAAATGCTCCAAATTCTGGCGTTAGTATGGGAACAATGTCAACTACTGACTCAACTGGATTTATTAGTGAAAACACTACAGTGATGGTTACTGCTAATTTAAATGATTCTACTACAGGAGCTCCGGGTGAAAACTATTATAGACATTATACTACAAAACATAAAGTTGATTTAACTGGAGTTGAATATTTAAATTACTGGGTTAATAGAGCTAAGAGTGGACAATGGGGTAATGAACCTCAAGGAAATAATCCAGGTGAAAGTTTAAGGTTTAATTTTGGTCAAAAAATTGATGATTCAACAGGTGAAATAACTTCACCTTCTAGGCTTGATTCAGCAGGGCCGGCTGAAATTCAATTTGGACCTAATACTTGGGTTAATCGTAATATTTACATTAAAAACATAGCTGATTCTAATGTATTCTTAGAATTTAGTCAGGCTGGAAATCAATTTGGAGATGTGAAAGATAATTGGGCATTTACTAATGTATATGCTCTTACTGCATATGATTCAGATGGCCCAGATATGTCATTAGAAACTGAAACAATGGATAATGAAATGTTCACAAGATATACGAGTGACTCATCTTTCTGATATAAATAAAACTAATTAGGAATTAATTATATGACAAGACAAAATATTAGTACAGGCACAGCAGCAAACGACGGTACAGGTGATACTTTACGCACAGCTGCTACTAAAATAAATTCAAATTTTACTGAGTTGTATACTCATTTAGGCGCTGGTGGCGGTGATAGTTTATCTACATTTATAACTTTTGAAGATAGTGCCATTGTTTTTGAAGGTGCAACTATTGATG